CAAACAGGAGGGCCATCGCAGAGAAACGTGTCCCCGGTGTACGCGCACGATGGTCCCCTGGAAGCCGCCACAGGGCCCCAGGCGCGACTTTACCCGGAACGTCGAGGAAGAGGACATCCGGCGCATTGTGGAGCTCTCCGCGGCCGAGTGGGAGCCCTACGAGATCGCCCAGGACATCGGCACCTCGGTGGTCGTCGTGACGCAGATCCTCAAGAAGTACGCGCGCCTCATTCCGGAGCACACGCATCAGAAGATCACGCCGGCGCAATTTGATCTGGTGCAGGCCGGCCGCGCCGCCGGCAAGACCTCTATCGAAGTAATGCGCACCTACGGGCTCGACCTGCGCGAGGTCAATGCCGCCTGGTGCGCGCTCGATTACATCTGGTACGAGAGCCACCGCAACAAAAAAACAATTTACATAATCTCATGAAGAAATACGTACTAGTCGACTACCACCTGGCCGAGCTCCGGATCGCGGGATCCCGCATGAAGGTCGTCTGCCGGCTCTACGAGACGCAGCGGGCGATGCTCGAGGGCGTGCGCCGCTTTGAGATCGCCGGCATCGCCAACGACACGCTCGCCTACTGTGCTACGCAGCGGAGTCTCATGCCCCCGGGGACCGCGGCGATCGTCTACTTCTGCCGGCCGCACCTCTCGCGCGGCACCATCGCGCACGAGCTCGACCACGCAGCCTTCGCGATCATGGCACGCCGGCGCACCCGGGCGATCCCCTGCACCACCGAGCAGGCGCCCCGGGAGGAGGAGGCGCATGCGTACCTTCTCGGCGACCTGATCGATGCGTTCCACAAGCGCCTCGGCATCTGAACCTATGGCTAGAGTCGTCGACATACCGTATCAGCCGCGCCGATGGGCGCTCAATCTGCTCCACGAGAGCGAGCGGCGCTTCATCGTGCTGGTCGTCCACCGCCGCGGCGGGAAGACCACCTCGGTCCTGCAGCACCTCAACCGCGACTGTCTGCGGGACCCGGGCCCGTACGCCTACATCGCGCCCCTGCGCAACCAGGCCAAGCGCATCGCGTGGCTCAAGCTCAAAGAGATCACCAAGGTGATCGAGGGCGTCAAGTACAACGAGTCGGAGCTGGTCGTTACCTACAAAAATGGCGCGACGCTCTCCCTCTACGGCGCGGATAACGCGGACGCGCTGCGCGGCATCGGGCTCAAAGGTGCGGCGCTCGATGAGTACGCGCAGATGAGCCCGATCGTCTTCTCCGAGATCGTCACCAAGTGCGTCGCCGACACGCTCGGGTACATCATCATTCTGGGAACGCCCAAGGGGAAGGGCCACTTTTTCCGGATCTACACCGCCGCGCGCGCGAACCCGGATATGTGGTCGGCCGTCTTCGTCGACATCGGCGAGTCGCTCAAGCGCGAGACCGGCCAGACGATCAACAACCTGCGCCAGGCGCTCGAGGACGATCGGCAGCTCGTCAAGCAGGGCCTCATGACCCAGGCGGAGTTCGATCAGGAGTGGAACAACTCCTGGGAGGCGGCGCTCAAGGGCGCCATCTACGGCGAGGAGATCGCCGAGGCGCGCAAGAAAAAGCGCATCACGGTCGTGCCTTACGACGACAAGCTCCCGGTCCATACTGTCTGGGACCTCGGCATCTCGGTCGGCAACGCGATGTCAATCGGCTTTTTCCAGAAGCCCTCGCCTAGAGAGACGCACCTCATCGACTACTACGAGAACATCGGGCAGGGCATGCCCCACTATGCCGCGGTGATCCAGAAGAAGCCCTATGTGTACGCAAAGCACTGGTTCCCGCACGACATCAAGAACCGGGAGAAATCCTCCGGGCAGTCGCTTTTTGTGACCGCCGAGCGGCTCTTCGGCCGGGACAAGTGCGACATCGTGCCGAAGATCTCGATCGAGGACGGCATCGATCTCACCCGCTCGCTCTGGAAGCGGCTGTGGATCGACCAAGGCAACTGCGCGGTCTTCGAGGACGTTATCGGGAATTACGTCTATGCCTTCAACGAGACGACGCGCGCCTTTGAGAAGCACCCGCTGCACAACTTCGCGAGCAACGCCGCCGACATGCTCCGCTACGCCGCCGTGATCGAGGACTTCATGGATAACGAGACGCTGGTCGCCCGCGAGAGGGCGGACCGCCGAAGCCAGGCGGCTCAAGACGCGGCCGCCGCGGAAGTAGCCGACGAATACAAGGGCACGGTCGTGCCGCGTCTCCCGGGCGAGGAAGAGAGCGACCCGCTTCCCTCGGAGGAAGACCTCGCGCGGATGTGATATGCACAGTCGATCCCTTTCCGGACTAATTCGAGACGTATACTAGCGGCAAACCTATGGAGGACCTCGCGCTCGATTCCCGGACCGAGATGTTGCCGACCCAAACGCCGGGGCGCGTGCGCTCCGAGATGGAGCAGCTCGCCGACAAGGCGGTCCTAGTCGCGATCAAACAGGTCGACACAGCGGCGAAAGCCCGTGCCGGCCGTTTTGCTGACATCGCCAAGAACGAGGCGATGTACTACGGTGAGAACACCAAGGCGCTGCGCGGCCGCAATAACGTACCCTTCGACTCGATCCTCATGCGCGGGTACGTCGACACGCTCCACTCAAAGATCGACGAAAAGCTCCAGATCTCTTTTGATAACGCGCCGGGCCGAAGGCAGGACCGCCCGTGGGCGCGCAAGCTGACCGCGGCGCTCGAGTTCGAGTCGGGCCCGGACCAAGGCGCCTGGAACATCAAGGACCTCGGTGTCAAAAAGCTCGCGATCTTCTCCGGCCGCGGCATCTACAAAAAGTACTCCTGGCGCACGCTCTCCGGCGAGTTTACCGATATGCTCGAGGAAGTCGACCACTGGGACTTCCTCACCGAACCCAAAGGCGGCGGCCAGCTCGATCGGCACCTCTTCAAAGGGCAGATCAACATTTTCCGTTCGGCCCAGGAGCTGCGCGACAATGCAAAAGCCAACTATTACAACGCGCGGCAGGTCGAGAAGCTGATCCGCGCCGGCGACGACAAAGAGAGCAAGAAAAACCAGGAGCTCTACCGGCACAAGGTCGCCCGGGCGGCGGAGCTCGGCCTCGACTACGAGACGACCTCTTATACCGGCTCGCAACTTTTCAACCTCATCGAGTGGGTCATGTACTGGCGCGGCGAGTGGTACACGCTGACCTTCAACTACGACCACGGCACGTGGCTGCGCTTTGAGAAGCTCGCGGACGTCTACTCGGTCGCCAAGGTGAAACCCGGTCGCGGTCCGTGGGTATCGTTTGCGACGCACTACGATCCCTTCGAGTTCTGGTCGCTCGCACCGGCCGACTCGGTCCGGGTGATCGCCTACTCGATGAAGAAGGTCGTCAACCTCACGCTCGACAACCTCGAGAAGCGCAACTGGAACCAGCGCGCCTACGATCCGAACGTCTTCCAGCCGAAGGATCTCATCTGGAAGGACGGCGGGCTCGCGAAGGCAAACATCCGCCCGGGGCAGAACATCCAGAATCACATCTACGACTTCCAGACGCCGGACACCACCAACATCACGATCAACCTGACCGAGTGGCTCGACTCCTTCCTCGGCAAGCAGACCGGCATCACCAACGACACCAAAGGCAAGAGCGACGAAGGCAAGGTCGGCATCTACATGGGGAACATGCAGGAGGCGGCAGACCGTCTCGGCCTCACGAATAAGATGTACGAGCAGGCGCACGTCGACCTCGGCGTCAATTTCCTCTACGGCTTTTGCGACCACGCGCCCGAGAAGTATGTCGTGCAGATCATCGGCAACGACGGGGTCGAGTGGAGCGATGAGATCAAACGCGCCGACCTGAAAAATCGCAAGTTCGTGGTCCGGGTGCGCGGCACCAACGCCGAAGAACAGATGAACGCGGTTTTGATGCAGCGCAAGCAAAACTCACTGGTCGGCATCCAGCGCGATCCGGAGCTGCGCAAGCGGATCAACTCGACATGGTACCTGCGCGAGTGGCTCTCCCTCGGTGGCTACGAGTCCGACGAAGTGCGCCAGGCGCTTGATGTCAACGACGACGCGGACTTCGATCAGATCGCGGAGGCGGACCAGGCGATCGAAGACATTCTCGCCGGCCGCGAGCCCAAGAAAAACCGCGGTGCGACCACTGGCTTCATCCGCCGGATCGTCGAGTTCGCCTTCGACAAGGAGGAGCTCGATGAGGGCACCTTCAAGCGCCTGCAGGCTTTCGCCGAAGCGCACGTCAAAATCGCCGACTACAACATGCAGCGCAAACTCCGCTCCTCGGTCGCCGCGATCGGGACCGGGACCGCGCCCACAGGAGGCGCACCAGCTCCGCAAAATCCGCAGATGCCGCCGGAGATGGGCGCGGGCGCTTTGACGCCGCCTATGGGACCCCAGGGCCCGCAGGGAGGTGTGCAGGGCATGATGTAGCCCTATGGCAAAGAAAACACCCCGCACAAAAGAGAGAAACCTCGCCGCGACCGGACAGCATCCGGCCCTTTCGCGTGTCGATGAGCTCAAGCAGAAGCTCCTCGGAACCGATCGGGAGGACCACTGGCAAGAGGTTCTGGACCTCGAGCGTGAGGTCAAAGAGGTCCTGCTCAAGCGCGACCTCACCCGGCACCAGGGTATGCAGCTTCTTCTCAAGTGGATGGCGGCCCAGGTGCGCCAGATCCAGGAGCTTCTCAATATCGCCAAGTCCGACCAGGTGACGCCCTCGCAGCGCGACGGCATGATCGAGGTGCGCGACTTCATCCTCGCGCTCGTCGCTTTCCTCGATCCCTCGGGCCGGCGGCTGAAAGAGATCACCCGCGAGCTCGACTACCAGCTCGAGGAAGATGAGGATGATATTGGGGATAGCGAGGGGAGCATCTAACGTGCGAGATATATACTAGTGCCATGTGGCCCTTTAGAAAAAACACAACCGCGCAGCGCCTCGAGGTGGGCGAGTTCGCGCATGCCAACAAGAACCTCCTCATCATCGTCGCGGAT